TCGCTTCTCTTTTGCGAGCTTCATTACTCGGCTAACCTTTTTGACAAGGCGAGCCTCCTCAGAGCCAGGATACTGCGAGTCTGCAATGTCTTCCATTGCGATAGAATCTTGAGCACCGTAATTCTTGCAGAAGTAAGTTGTATTGGTACGATCAAAGCCACCGATACGCACACGGCTCGCGCCTGCTGCACGCTCAAGATCGAGCCCTGCGCCTGCGCCCATGAAGTTGCGACTTGTCTCGATCAAGAGTGTGCCTGATCGCTGTGGTACTCGTACATTTTCGCAGACTTTATCTGCAATCAGTTGAGCGTCGCTTGGCACAGCCTCTGCAACGAGGTTGCTTAAAATCTCATCTACTGGGTGTATATTGCGATATGAACTAGCCATTTAGATCACCTCCTTTAAGCGAGTGGAGCAAGCCCACGGTTGAAACAGACAAGTATCTGCTCATTTGCCGAGGCGCTAAGTTGGTTAATGTTTGGCACTGTAAAGCCGATTGGATAATGAGTAGACGAAGCAGCCTGAACAGCTCCGGCAGTTGTTACGCTTAACACAGTGTCAGAGGTGAGAGTAAGCGAGCCGCCTGCAATCACGCGAGTTAATCCTGAAATAACAACGTCAACGGCATCGCCTGCGCTGCCTGCTCGCTGTGCTACTCCAATGATAGTGTTTGCTGTTGGATCGGTTGCGACTGCGATCTTGCCAGCGCTATCGATAGCAACCAGCGCGAACTCTGTCACAGCAGATGCGCAGATAAAAGTGTTGATGATCTGATTCATGCTGATCACTCCTTTAGTTAAAGACGCTGTTATAAGCGTCTGGGTTTGTCTCACGATAAATGCTCAACGCCTCAGAGAAGCTAATGCTTTTCTCAGTGGCGAGCGCCTTGACTTGCTCGGCGAGGGTGGCTTTGTTGAGCTCCTCACCGCTTGCCCCGTGCCCGATCTCGGTAAGAGGTACAGCGCTAGCAGGTGAGCGCTCGCTGAACATCTGCCAAAACTCAGGCATTTGCTCGCGCACATCCCAAGCCCTCGCAGCTGCGTCTTGCTCTGCAGGTGACACCTTGCCCTCGCGTAGCAAGCTCGATACAGCCTCACGGCGCATTACGTCGCGCTTCTCTGCTTCGATAACCTCAAGGCGCTCTGAGAGCTTGCTGTTTTGAGCACGCAACTGCATGACCTCATTTAGCAGATTAGGTGTAGACTCGCTCAACTGTGTCGCCTCGCTCATCTTGTTTTTCTTGTCGTCGTCATAGCTTGAGCCCATAGACTCTTGCTCTGCCTTTTTATCCTCTTCGGCTGGCTTCTCTGCCTTCTCTTCGGCTTCGAGCTCGCCTGCAAGTGAGGCTTCTGCCTCGTCTTTCATGTCCTTAATCTTTTGCTCAAGCTCTTTGACCATCGCATCCTTAGCAGCGAGGGCGCTCCGGAGCTCATCAACTGACATAGACCCTAGATCCATGATCGTCTCCTTTTCTGTGAGTGTTACCCTGCTAATCTTATCATGCGATTGCGCAGGTCGGGGTGTAAGAGTGATCGCGAGCAGTTGAGCATCGCCAACCTTTTCGCCACCGGCTCGATCAAATATCTCGCCATGCAAGTATTCAGGCGACGACCAAAGCACGCCGCCTGCATCTTCAACGACTTTTAAACCGCGCTCGTTATAAGCTGGCACAGCATACAAGCCGTCTTCTCTCAAGTCGAGATCTACTATCATACCGAGTGCGTTGCCTGATTCAGGTGGTGCAGGCGTGCCGCCGTTAAATGGCGAGGTCGCATGCTGCCAGTCTATAATCACAGGGTCGCTTGATCTGCGCTCATAATAGACTCGCACCATTTCCTCAAGCAGCTCATCAGACACAGCAGCGCCAACTGCCTCGCCATTCATGCGCGAGCTCACCTGACCTAGCGCTAGAGTTTTGAATGGCTTGCCGACGGTTAGACCCTCTGGCACTTCGTACGCTGGTCGCTCACTGAGCTGCACTGCCTCGCCGTATGCTCTAAGCGCTGTCTTTTTGTCTGCTGCGTTCATTTGATCAACTACCTTTCGCGACCAAGTATAACCGGCATCGCCACCCCAACCATCCCAAGCCTGACGACCTTTGCCATAGTCTGCCCAAGTGCTGCCTTTTTTGTCGATCTCATGTCGAGTAAAATATGCGAGCATGCGTCTGACGGTTTCAGGCGATAACTTAACACCATTAATCAGATCGCGCGCGCGCGCAATGCCTACAGGTGTCATGCCTCGTTGACTCTGAGGTTTCTGCGCTCGTCTCCTCAGAGATCTTTCGGCTGCCTTGCGAGCACCCTGCGGAGGTGTAAAGTCTATATGATCATACTTTTTAGGTGTAAGCAGAGCTGCCTCGCCTTTGGCTTCTGTCTTTTGAGGGTGTCCACTTGGCAACAGATCGAGGTCGCCTGTATAGGCTTCTTTGCGCTCGCCTGTACCAACGAGCTTTAAAAAAGCTTTGACTCTTCCATAGCTCCACTGGTTGCGAGTCAGGCCGGGCCTGTGTGATGTCGAGAACGCACCAGCGCCTCGGCGAAAGACTGCCTTGACTGCGCCAATATCAACCTTTTTAGATTTTGATTTATAGCGATCATTGTGCTTGTCGATCATGTTACGCAGCGCGCGCTCGACTGCCTCGCTTATCTCTATGCTCCCTCGTTTGCCAGATGCCGAGCCCTTTGGGTTCTTGTCGCTGCCCTTGATTTGGTCGCGCTTGGGTGCAGGTGTCTGAGCTTTAGTGCGCGCCATCGCGTCGCCTCCTCTGTGCCGCTTCTGCTAGCGCAGCGATGCCACTACTTGCGCTTACTGTTCTCTCGATGGCTGATCGTTGTGCCTCCTCTGGTAGGTCGCCAGCTCCGAGTCGTTCCCTTATAGCTCGCTCGAGCTCGTCGTCTGGTGTCAGTAGACCTGATGTAACAAGTTGTGGAAGCATTGCGAGGCTGTCTGCGAGGTCGTCTGTGTCGAGCCCTGTGTGTGTTAATCTTGGCAGCTTGCTTGGATCGACCGGCCCGTAATTCCATCGGATCAACCTTCCTATCGTACCAGCTCCTCTTCGGTCTACACCTGAAACAGCAGAGGCGACGATGTCGCAAAGATTGATCGCCGCTCGTCTAAATACAGTGAGATGTACTTCACCAACTGAGCGCGAGCCTGTGGCAGATATGCCAAGGTTAGCGAACTGAGTTAGGAAAGCTTGAGAGATCTGATTGTCACACTCTTTGATAATTTCGAGAGGCCCTTGTGCGTATAGGTTTGGGGCGCTCGCATATTGATCGAAGCTGACAACAGGATTATCGATCAAATAGCTCTGCTCTGCACTTAGGAAAGCTTGGGCTTGTGCTTCTGCATCGTCGATCATGGCATTAATATCAGAGTCAGTTAAGCCTTGCATCTCTGCCACAGATCTATCGACTTTGACCCTAGGTGTAGGCGTTGCCCAACGATCAGCACCGACACACATTAGATTCGCGATGCGCTGTTTAGTGCGCCACCACCACCACACAGGGCGCAGCATGCCACAGCCCTCGAAGTTAGAGCCGGTTCTGTTGAGTGTGAGCATAAGCAGCTTGTTTGAAGGTATAGGCTCAGGAGTCTTGCCGACTCCTACAACCATCTGCATCACACCATCGAGCTTTTGATTGTCGCGCGACAGCCACCGCAGATGCGCCGAGGGCTCACGATCTGCATACAGATCGAGCCACACCTTGACCTTGCCATTTTCATCAGGCCCGACTTTATAGATCTCTTCTGCATAGCGATAACCGAGCGGCACAAACTCAAGTAAGTAGCTTAGTTGATCTTCCCAGCTCGCAGACATCTGCCCTGCATAGCCATCGAGCCCGAAGCACTCATTTGCATAGCGTGCATACTCTTCGCACAGAGGGTCGCCCTCATCACCTGCCTGAAAGCGCCAAGTCGCACTAAGCAGGGTCTGTCTGAGCATGTGCCATGATCGACGCACAACAGGGTCTGTGCGCAGCATGTCCTCGGCTTCTCTTACCCAATTCAAGCCGGTCACATGAGCATTACGCTCATAACCTGTGATCATGCCGCCAGAGAGCTGCGTGCCGCTTATGCCTCTAGTTTTAAACCGAGGGTGAAGCGCGCGCATGTGGCGAGGTGTCTCGTCTGTTGATGCTTCATAATCAAGCTTACGCATTAAAGCCTCGTCTCTCTATATCATAGCTAGTGTTGTGATATAGCTGCGATTTGTCAAGTCTTGCGTGACTAGGTTGCTAGCCACCCAAATAAGGGCAACGTCTCAGACTCAGCCTCTTTAGACTCAGGTTGATACTCAGTCAACTCAATCCCATCACCGCCCCAGTGCTTAATCCTCCTCTGTGCGATCTCAAAGTATTCAAGCTCGCGCTCGATACCGATAAAGCCAAAGCCCTCAAGAGCACAAGCGCAACCTGTCGAGCCTGAGCCCATGAATGGATCTAAGACGATACCACCTTTAGGCGTGATGAGGCGTGCAAGGTATCTCATCAAGTCAATAGGTTTGACTGTCGGGTGATGGTTCGCCCTCATTGGATGATTTGCAGGTCTATCAGGTCGCGTCTCTTCTCCGCTCATTGCACCTGCCTTCCTTAGTGGCATATCTCCAAGCCCTGCCTCTCGCTCGCTCTTTGAGGGTTTGGCACAATAAAAGAAGCGGCTCACATCGGCTTTTTGTTGCTCTAGTTGCTCTGAGGCTTGCTTGTCTAAGATAACGTTCGTTGGAAAACGCCCCCCTTTATTGGGTATGTATCTAGTAGGCGGAACATTAAAATTAATACCACCACCGCCCGTGTTGGCAGCTTTAAGCCTAGCGCCATTAAATCGACAAGCATCTATATTGATCCCACCAACACCAAAATAATTCACATTGCTTGCCACCGTACCGCTTAGAGATTTACGTACTAAGAGCGCTGGCTCATAGGCAGGTTTAAGAGCTGTGCCCCAACCGTACCACCGTTCATCCTGCGTTGCTTTTCCTATGTTGTGAGACTTAGGAAAACCCTCTCCATAAATCCACTGCACTACATCACGCATCTCAAAACCTGCAAGCCTCAAGCTCATTCCCATCAGATCTTGGGTGCGTGACCCTGCAAAGATGAGCGCGTGACCGCCCGGTTTTAACACCCTCAACACTTCGCGCCACAGCTCAGGTGGTGGCACCCACGCATCCCAAGCTTTACCCATAAAGCCCGCCCCCTTTGGCTTCCATGTTTCACCTTTAGCCCACGCCGTTAAACACTGCATGACTTCAGCAGGTGAGCACTTACCCAGCCCATAAGGTGGATCACTTACAACTGAGTCAATAGAATTATCAGCGAGGTCTTTGAGCGCCTCAAAACAATCAGCGTTAATCAATCTCACGTTGTTCCATTCGTCTTTAAATAGGAAGTCGCTTCCTATTTGTCTTCGTACTTGCTGAGCTCCCTCGTGAGATACCAAAGCGCCTTCTGTAGGTCTTCGCGTGAGTTGTCTTTATATCCAGCGCGCGCCACATACTTGATCACGTTGCCAAGGCAGAAGCCCAAGCCCCAAGCCTCGATCGCGTCTATAACTTCGATGCCACTTTGCGAGTGATAATGCTGGGGGTGATC